CGAGCACCTGGGCATTTGACGTTGGCACTATAGATATCTCGTGCCTGAGCACTGCCAACGTCTCGCTGGCCCAGTACGGCAAGAAGGCCACGCTCGCCATCTCTGGCGGCGGGCTGACCTTCTCCACAAAGGCGATTTGCGAGCGGGTGCAACTCTCGGGCCGAGTCAACGACATCGCACGGTATGCGGTGACGTTCAAAATCACGCCCGAATGAGGACACGCGCATGGCACTGACGGCAGAACAGATCTTGGCAGCGGACGACCTTGGCCTTCTCAAAGTGAACGTGAAGGAGTGGGGCGGCGAGGTCTATATCCGCGTGATGACCGTGGGCGAGCTCGACGCCTACCAGAAGGAATGGGTAGGGAAGAAGGAAGTCGGCGTGGACAACTTTCGCGCCAAGTTCCTGGCCCGCTGCCTGTGCGACCAGGCGGGCCAGCGGCTGTTCAACGATGAGCAGGTCGAGAAGCTGGCGGCGAAGAGCGCGAAGGTGGTGAGCCGGTTGTTCGACAAGGCCGCCGCCCACAACGCGATCACCGACAAGGACGTGGAGGAACTGGCAAAAAACTAAGCATCCGCCCGACGCGCAGGTTTCTGTTTCGTTTGGCGGGGCATTTGAAGATGACGGTGGGCGAGCTCGAACGGCGCATGTCGGCCGTCGAGTTCGCGGAGTGGTTGGCCTATACGAGGTATTTCGAGGCGTTGCCGGATTCGTGGCGGGAGACGGGATTGCTGGCGAGCGCGGTGCTCGCCCCGTATTCCGCCAAGGGCAAGGCACCGCGTGCGGAAGACTTCGTGCCGATCGAAAAACCGCCGCAGCATCAGCAGCAGATGGTGGATCAGATCAAGCAGTTGCAGCAGTTATTCAACAGCGGGTGACGTATGGCGACAGTAATCGGCGTTGGCATGCAGATGACGGCGAACGCCTCTGGCATGACCAAGGGGCTGTCCGACGCCGACAAGGCACTGCAACTGCTTCAGAAGATCGTCGAGCAGAACCAGCAAAGCCTGCAACGGTTCACCGGCGAGGCCGACAAGACCACCCAGCAACTCGACAAGCTCACCAAGGGCGTGAGCACGCTGAGCACGATCGAGATCGGCCGCGTGCTCGTGGACACGTTCCAGGCTCTCGGCAGTGCGTTTACGAGCGCGGCCCAGAACGTGCTGACGATGGCTGGCAATGTCAGCTCCTCGCTCGACTCGCTGAATGATCTCTCGGCCCGCACGGGCATCGGCGTGGAATCGCTCCAAGGCTATGCCCTCGCCGCGAAGATGGCGGGCGTGGACACGGAAGCCTTCGGCGTGGCGGTCCAGAAGTTGGCCGTGAACATCGGCAAGGCGACTCCTGGCGATGCGATGGACAAGGCGCTGCGTGGCATCAACCTGAGCGTGGCCGAGTTGCGGATGCTGGCCCCCGAGCAGCAGTTCTCCGTAATCGGGGATGCCATCGCCCAGCTTCCAACGGTGGCCGAGCGGGCGGCCGTGGCCGTGCAGGTGTTCGGCAAGCAGGGCGCGGCCCTGGCTCCGCTCTTCCGCGAAGGGGCGGCCAGCATCGACGAACTGCGGGGGCGTGCCGAGCGGCTGGGCATCATCGTCAGCGAGACGCAGATCAACAACGTGGCGGATATGAACGACGCCTTCGACCTGGTGAGTGCCACCATCAACGGCATCATCGGGCAGGTGGTGGGCAACCTCGCTCCGGCCGTCACGGACGTGACGAACCAGTTTTTACGATTCGTGGAAGAGTGGAGCGGGGCTCAGGGCGAAGGCGGCACGGGGATCGCCAACGCGATCACGGACGTGCTCTTGCAAGGGGCCGAGATCTTCGCGGGCGTGTTCGACCAGTTCGTGGGCAACTTTGGCGGGTTTACCACTTCGATCACCGAAGCCAGTGCGGTGTTTCAGTTCGTGGCCAACAGCTTCACGGCCCTAACTGAATCGCTGCGGCAGGTGTTCAACCTTTTTGAGATGGTCGGCAATGGCATCATGCTGGCCATCGGCAAGCTGCTCGAAGAGGTCGGCGCGTGGGTGTCTGACGATCTCGCTCAGGTTGGGGCCGACCTCGCAAGCGAGGCATCAGCCGCGATGGCCCAGAACCAGAAGGAGTTCCTCGAAGCCGGGGCCAACTCCTTCCAGGCTGGCCTCAACGCCGTGGGGCTAGGCGAGGGCGACACCGCCGCGACGGCCCGAGGCGAAGGGGCTGCGACGGCATACGTCCGTGGGTTCCGTGCCACGGTGGAAGCCAGCCAGGCTCCCGAGATCAAGGTATCCACGAACCTCGACGCGACCGAGGAGCGGCTGCGGCAGTTCCTCGACAGCGGCACCGAGGGCGCGTCTGAGTTCCTGCAACAGTCCACAGCCACGCTCGACACGTTCCAGCGGATGGCCGAAGAGGGCGGGCTGACGGCCGACCAGATCAAGATCATGGACGGCTTCATGAAGAACGTGAACGCCGAACTGGACAAGGAACTGCGAGCCCGCGAGGAAGCCACGCAGGCCGCCACCGCTCAGGCCGAGGCCGACAACAAGCGTGTCGATGCCCTGCTGAAGACCGGCGACGCCACGAGCAAACTGCAAGAAGACCTCGCGGCCGTCGAGCGTCAGTTGGACGTGCTGGCCGACAAGACCGATGCGGAGGCCCAGAGGCGGCGCGAGCAACTGCTGACGCTGCGTGATGAACTCAAGGGCCAACAGCAGGCCGTCGAGCAAGGCTTCGGCCAGGGCTTCGCCAAGGCGTTTGAAGACACCGACAAGGCGATCCAGCAGACGATCGAAAAGGCTGGCGAGTTTGGTGCGGCTGGCTCTGCGGCGGCGGCCGAACTCGTCGCTGGCGTTGAGGCGGCGAAGGCGCTCGTGAAAGACGAAATCATTGACCGGGAAGCCTTCGAGCTTGAGGTGGCCCGCCAGCAGCAGTTCTTCCAGCAGCGTGTCGAGCAGGAGCAGGTCGTCGCCCGCGAGCGCGAGGCCGCCGCCCAGCGCGTCGAAGAGTTCCTGCGTACTCAGTTGGACCAGCGGCAGCAGGCCGAGCTTGAGGCGGCCAAGCAGTTGGAAGAACGCAAGAAGCAAGCCGCACTGAACGTCACCGCCATTGAAGCGAAGCTCGAAGAGGAAAAGCGGAAGAACGAAGAGCAGCGGGCAAAGGGCAACATCCGTGACGCACGGGCCAGCAACGAGCGAATTCGCCAACTAGAGCAAGCCCGCCGCATCGAGCAAGGCATCGTGGACGGCCGCGTGCAGGCCAACCGCCAGCAGGCCCAGCAGTTCCAGCAGGGCGACTCTGCCGCCCAGCAGTTTCAATCGCTCATCGCCCGGTCGAACGAAGCCTTCCTGCAAGGCATCCAGAACACCTACGCCGGGGCGAACGCCGCCCTTGCTCAGAGCGCCCGCGTCGCGGAGGAGCAGGCCCGCCGGATGGAGTCGCTGACGCGGCCGACGAACCAACTCGCTCAGACTGCCGACTTCCGCACCGCCGAGGGTCAGGCGCTCGTGCAGAGCGTGGCAGAGCAGGCCCAAGACCCGGCGCTCATCGAGGCCCGGCTTCAGACGAAACTACTCAACGCAATCGCATCTGGCATCACGGGTGCCGCCTCGAACTACTTCAACCAGCCGGTGGCGATCGTCGGCGCAGCACGCTTAGGGTGACGCATGGCCGTTGTTTCCGTCAAAGAACTGGCGCGGACGTTCCAGAACGAGATTGTTGGCGTGCCGACAGCCAAGCGTCGTTTCGTGTGCGTCTTGAGCGACGACACGACGACCGGAGGAGCCACTTCGTTTAGCGAAATGGTGCTAGCAGCGCTCGGCTCAGTGCAGTGGGGGCAATCTTTCCCCAGCTGGCCAGCAATGCGGTTGAGTAAGGTGCTTATCAACGAGGGCTATGAAGGCTCGCCATATCACGCGGAGGTCGTCGCCGAATATGGTCTGGTGCGAGATGAGGATCTTCTTGCGCCAACGGCACGACCTGCCGAATTCAATGTGGAAGCCGGTCAGGGCGAGGTGCCTGCGCTTTACTATTACGACATGGCAGGGAACAACTCGTGGCGGCCGCTGACGAACTCGGCATTTGATTACTTCCCAGGGCTGACGGTTGAGGAGGCGACCGCCCGCATCACGATCAAGAAGAATTTCGCGAACTTCCCGACCTCGTGGATGGCGGCGATGAACGCCGTAAATAGCGACGCATACTTCGGAATGCCTGTTCACGCGGGGAAGATTGCAAGCGTCATCGCGTCGCCCGCTTACGAGGAATTCAACAATGTGCTTGTGAAGTATTGGTCTGCCACTGCCACGGTCGTCTACCGACAGAGCGGTCACAATCTTCAACTGCCCGACGTTGGCTTCAACTTCATCGCTGACGGCCAGAAGCGCCGTGCGATGGTGTACGATTTTCAAAACGACGAGTGGCTGCCATCGCCGAATCCGATTGGACTTAATGGCAGCGGCGGGCCTTCGCCGACGGGCCACCCGGCGGTTCTGGTGCGTCGCGTGAACCCCGAGACAGCCTTTGCAACGCTCTTCGGGACGCCGCCCACATGAGCGCACGCGACCCGGTACAGTTCACGCGCGAGTCTGCCGAGCGCATCGCGAACGTGGTGCGTGCCGCTGAACTGACGCCGACGCGCGGGCGGCCGCTGACGTTTGACGCGATTCACGAGGCAGGCCGTCGCGGCGGCGCTTTCCGCATGGCTACGTTCACCGGCGCGTGGCCGATCAACAGCACGAACACGGTGACGCTGCGCGGCTCGACGGCCACGCTGTCGGCCGTGAATCTGTTTCTGAATCTGCCCGACAACGGCCAGCGCAACTGCGCCATCGCGAAGGACGGCACGGCTTGGCACTTGATCCAGTGGCAGTGGGATGCGGCCACCGCTCTGAGCAGCGCCACGCTTGGCGGGTCGCTGGAGTTTGGGCGTGTCAACGTGCCTTCGCTCGGCACGGCCTCCACTGTGTCGATCTCTGTCACCACCTGCTCAACGGCTGCTACCTAATGGCACTTGTGAACCAAGGCGGGAGTTTGCTGCTGCAAAACGGCGCACTGGCCACTGGGGCTGGGTGTTGCTGCAACGATTGCCCGGGCTGCTGGAGAGTGCTATTTAAGTGCAGGTATGGCACTTGCTTTGGCTTCGACAACCCTTTCCCAGACGGCGGCTCAAGTGACGTCTTTGAAGTCAAATTCACCGAAGTCGGCACATTCTGCACGGAAGCGCAGGCGCAGGCGTTTATAGATGACGCAAATCCGGCAGATTTTTATTGCGATCCGTTTACTATGACCGGCCCCGATCTGTTTGGGCAGGGCTTTACAGACTGCCAGTTAACTGAAGGCCCGACACTCACCCCGCCTCTTGAATGCCCCAACCCGCTCCCATGATCTCCTGCCAACTCAAACACCTTGAGGCCCGATGCCGCGAACGTGGCTACACGCTAGACGAAGTGCGCGACTGCATCCTCAGCGAAGACGGCGATCAGATCACGGTGGACGAGATACATCCGGCGTATCCGGCGAAGCCGAAGCAGGGGTTCGTGCCGCCGGTCGCAAGGGCAGTGCAGCCGTCGCAGCCGCCCGCCCCGACTTCCGGCCCCGGCACCGAGTTGAAGAAACTCCTAAAGCGCGTCGGCATCACGGCCACGCCCAACTGCTCCTGCAACGCCCGCGCCCGCAGGATGGACGAGGAGGAGGCCAAGGAGCCCGGCTGGTGCGAAGCCCACCTCGACGAGATCGTGGGCTGGCTCCGCGAGGAAGCGACGAAGCGCGGCCTGCCGTTCCTTGACGCCGCCGGTAGGGTGCTGGTTCGCCGTGCGATTTCCAACGCACGGAAGGAGGCGGCCCGTGCCACGCAAGCAGCCAACGCCCAAGGCAGCGAAGCCTAACCTCGCCGAGCTCGACTACGAGGACGACGACGCCTCGCCGCCGTTTACGCTGGACGACGACGGCAACATGGTCCTGCGGCGCTCTGCGAAGCCCAAGCCGAAAGGGAAGCCCCGTGGCAAGAAAGCCGACAAGCCTGCTCGATGACGTGCTGGCTCGGACGCGCAACCGCAGCCCTGGGTTCGGGACGTGGTTCGAGCGGCTGCCCGCTGAGGCCCAGGCGGAACTGGAGGCGGTGCGGGCTTCGTTCGATCACGCGACGCACCAGAAGACAGCCTTCGCTCGTGCGATCATCGAAGCCGCACGCGAGCGCGGCTGGAAAACAAGCGGCTTGCAGGGAGTCATTCAATGGCTAAACGGAAAACGCTAGCGGCTTCCGTGGCGTCGAAGCTCCCGCCCGCGAAGCCTGCCGCCGATGCCGAGCAGGTGACGCAGCGGCAAGACGGCGATTCGCTGGAGGCCCGCTCGACGAGCCGCCGCATCAAGACTGTGGAGGATCTGCTTCGCCACATCGAAGCCGACATGACCCGCTTCGAGGTCGCAGCCAGCGAGGCGACCAAGTGGGAGTGCGGCGACGGTGACGGCGGCACCATCGAACTGCACCGGGTCTTCGTGCGGCTCAAGCCGAAGGGCGGGCCGACGACCATCGAAGTGGTCGAGGCGATGATCGACGCCGCGAAGAAGACGCTCCGCAAGCCCTTGACCAAAACCGTCAAGGCACCCAAGGCAGACGGTCTTTGGCAAGTGCTCGTCATCAGCGACACGCACTTCGGGGCGTACTCGTGGAGCAAGACCACGGGCGGCAGCGACTACGACCTCGACCTGGCCGAGCAGCTCGTGGGCAAGGCCGGGGCCGAACTGGTGGCGGTGGGAGATGCCCACAAGCCCACCCGCCGCACGATCGCTTTCCTGGGCGACCTCTTCCACTACGACACGCCGAGCGGCACGACAACCGGCGGCACGCCGCTGGAGCGGGACGGGCGGCTCCAGAAGATGATTCAGGTGGGGTGCGACTCGCTGCTGGCGATCGTCGAGCGGTCGGCGGCCTCGGCCCCCACCGACGTGGTGATCGTGAACGGCAACCACGACGAGGTGCTGACGTGGGCCTTTCAGCGGATCCTCGTGGAGCGGTTCCGTGGCTCAAAGGCCGTGACGATCAAGCCCGACTTCCTCTCGCGGCAATACCTCACGCACGGGCGCAACCTGCTCGGGTTCACGCACGGGCACAAGGCGAAGCGGAAACTCCCGCAGATCATGGCCCTGGAGCAGCGCGAGGCGTGGAGCCGCAGCAGCTACCGCGAGTGGCACACGGGCCACCTGCACCACCAGGCGGCCGAGCACAACAAGCCGCTGGACACGCTCGACGGCGTGATCGTGCGGACGGCCCCGACGATCTGCCCGCCGGATGATTGGCACTCAGCCAACGGATTCCTCGGCGCTAGACAAGCGTGCGAAACATTTCTCTACAGCCCCGATGGCGGGCTGCGATCAATGCACGTCAGCGAAGGGAACAGAAAGGGATGATTACCGTGGCCGACCGACTCAATGGTGATGGCGTGATGCGCGAGGGGCTGCGGCCCGGCTCGCGCGAGTTTCTCGCGGTGCTGGACGAGATCAAGCGGCTTCACTTGGCCAAAACGCTTGACTACGGTGAAGACGAGGATGCCCTGGCGAACATTCGCAACGGGGCCGAGGTGGTCAACATCGAACCTTGGAAGGCATGTCTCATCCGCATGGCCGACAAGATGCAGCGGCTGAAAGCCTTCTGCCACAACGGGCGGGTGGAGTTCGACGGCATCGAAGACACGTTGAAAGACATCGCAGCCTACAGCGTCATCAGCCTGGTACTCCACCGCGAGGGCATGGAGTGAATCCCCGCGTGCCGTACAGCGAGGACGAGGCCCAAGAGGCATGGCTCTGGGTGGGCCGCCACGGGCCTTCCAATTCGTGGACGGCCACGAACGGCACGGCGGCCAGGATGATCGGGCGACTGCTCGAAGAACGCGAGCGGCTGCTGGCGATGCTGGCGAGCCGAGAGAACATCGCACGGCCAGCGGAACAATGAGCCGGGCGGCGGGTTGTAGGTGTTGAGTTTTCCTTCCTTTCCTCAACATCTCCCCGCTTGCCCGGCTTCCGGTTATGCGGCGCAGGTCATAGACCAACGCGGAGGAGGCTTTACGTCGGCGGCGTCAAATCCAGTTTGGGCAGCAGATCCGGTGCGGATGGACCTTGCGGCACAATCCGGGGATCGAGGTAGCTCTTCTGGGTGATCGACGGGCTCGAGTGATCCGCCAACTTCTGACCTGCTCCGGGGCACGCTGCCTCCGCATACGACACGGCGGCACGGCGTATCCCGTGGAATCCACGGTACTGTACCCGTGCCCTGGCGGCTATCCCCTGCATACGCTTCCACAGAAGGCATGCGTTGCGGTCCCAGGGCCACACAAGGGCATTTGGGCTCTGGATACGCCCCGACAGCCAAGCGGCCAGCGTGGGCGAAATCTGGCGGTCTAGGTCGCGGGTCTGGTTTTTCCGCGTTTCCGCCCGAAACGTGATGCGTCGGCCTGACGTGTCGACCTCCCGCCACTTGGTGTGCATCACGGCATTGATACGCTCGCCCGACTCCCACAGGCAAAGCAACAAACTTGACCACCAATCGGCCTCGGGAATCCCGGCCACGGTGCCGGTGAACCTTCTGGCCTCGCGGATCAGCAGGGCCACGTCTTCGCTGGTGTAGGCCACCGGCACCCTCGCCGGGGCTCGCATGATCGGCACCTCGGGGAAGTCGAGCAGGGTGCCATCGCTGGCCTTCATCCGCTTGCGGGCCGCGTACCGCCAGAGGGCCAGCAGCTGCACGCGATCGCGCGCCGCCGTGGCCCGGCAGGTTTCCCGCTCACGGGCGGCAAGGAACCGCGCTACCGTTAAGTCCGTCAAATGGTCCAACCGTGCCGGTTCGCCAAGGTGTCTATCGAAGTGCCTCAGACTGACGTTGTAGCAGTTGATGGACTTCTGCCCGAGGCGTCGAAGAGGGGCATATTCGCGGGAAAAAAGCTCTGACAACCTCATTGGGTGGTACTCCTGGGTGGGGGCCTCATGCCTCCTCTATCTAGCCCGCGAATCGGCGCGCGGCGACCGTGTCTGCTAATTTCCTGAAGTCGGTGTTTTCCGCCTCAGACCTATCAAGTGGACTCCGCTCCATTGGTGGTCGGTTCCCGTAGTTCAACGCTACGGTTGCCGACCTCCAAAGGCAAGGAAATTTCTGTGCGTTGCACGGAGTTGCCATGCCTGTACCATTGGAGGCATGTCCATGGCAGTCCAGTTACCACCGAAGCGAAATCTCTGCGGGACGGCAGAGGCTGCTGACCTCTACGGCTGCTCGCAGCGGCACATTCGCACGCTCGCGGATCGCAATGAAATCTGGTCGAAAAAGGTTTCCGAGCGCGTCCTGCTCGTTGACGCCGACGAAATCCGGCGCTTGGCTGTCGAAAAGGATCGGCTCCGCAAGGCTGGCAAGCTCTGCGGCCGCCGTCCGTCTGGCCGCAAATCGGCTTAAAGTTCCTGTTCTTGAACGCCGATTTTTTTGCTGTTGACAAATCTCCCATCGGGGATTTAAGTTCCCGCAACCATCGTCATGGAGGACGAGGCATGAACGTCGATCTGTGGATTCAGTTGGCTTTGCTTCTGCTGCGTTTGGTCGCTGCTGGCACAGCCGAATAGCCCATCGGAGAACAATGCAATGGATGCTCACGAACGGGAATACGCGGGTGCGGTGGCTGGGATGCTCGAGGCGGCGGGCCGCGAGGTGAGCCTGCCAGCGCAGGGCGATTTCGTCAGCGGCAAGACCGCTGGCAAGCACTGGTCTGGCCACGTCGAGTGGGTTGAGGACGACGGCAAGTTCATGTGCATCAACGTCGGCGGCGGCTGGCTGACCGT